ACGGCAGTACATGCACGCTTATGGCGCTGGCAATTGTGTCGCTGGCGGCGTTTGTTCGTATCAGCGTTAGTCATCGTAGTGGGAGTTTGGCACCAGCTATGACGCCCGAGGGACAAACCAAGAGAAAAATTCGTGAGGTCTTTAACAAATATAGATCTCACGGTATCTACGTCTTCATGTCGGTGCCGAGCGGGTACGGCAAGTCGACAATCGACTATCTCGGGTTTATCTGTGGGCTGGGATTCGCCGTCGAGGCTAAGGCGCCGGGAAGAAAACCGACACCGCGACAGAAGGGCATCATCGAGGTCATCGAGGAGAGCGGTGTGCCGGTGTTCGTCATAGACGACGATGCCACCCTCGCTAAGTTGGATCGCTGGCTTACTATGGTAGTAGAAAGGAACTCGGATGAACGACTTCGAGAAGTTGATATCAACCGCACTGGATAACATAACAAATATTACGCCAGAACACGTTACTGGATTATTTTATGTTTTACTTACCGACGACGGTAAGTTAACATATCTTACAGCTCGCGACCCAAAGAACTACTACATCATGTTGGCCTCGGCGCAGGTGACAATCCGCCGTCTCGAGGCTATCATCATGCAGATAGAGAGCGAGCATGGAATGTATAGTGACGAAGAAGGGCTGCCAAATTGAGTTATGACTGGCTAGGCAAGAAGCCGTGGGCGATCCAACGCACCACCACTGCGCTGCTGACCCGCAGCCCTCGTGCTTACTGCCTTAACGAGTTCGGCTGCGGCAAGAGCCGTAGTGTCATTTGGGCTGCCGACTACCTAAAGCGGTATAAAGGTATTGCCGGGCCAGTACTAGTAGCGGCGCCGCTGTCCACCCTGGTGCCGGTGTGGGAGACCGAGTTGTTCCGGCTCGACGTAAAGGCTAGGGTGCAAATACTACATGGTAGTAAACAAGAACGGCTTGACCGGTTATCAAGCGAAGCCGACTGGTATGTGATTAATCACCACGGTCTCGATTTACTCGAAGACGAACTGACGGCGAAAGGCTTCTCGGTATTCGTCATCGACGAACTGGCTGTCCTCCGCAACGCGAGGACCAACTGTTGGCGAGCGGCCCGGCATATTATCAATCATGGCAATGTCAAATACGTTTGGGGTCTGACCGGCTCGCCGACGCCCAAGGCGCCGACTGATGCTTGGGCACAAATTAAATTACTCACTCCTGATAATACCACGAGGTCGTTCACCCGCTTTCGTGATCTCACCATGAACCAGATCACCCAGTTCAGGTGGGTCAAGAAACCCACTGCAGTGAAACTTATCCACGAGCAGATGCAGCCGGCTGTAAGATATCGGCTCGACGATGTTACAGAGTTGCCCGACACAACTTACCGTCGATTTAACATCGAGCTGGAACCACTGGCTGCCAAAGCCTATAAAATGATGCTGGATAAATTACGCATGCAGACCAACAATGGCGAGACCATCACCGCCGCCAACGAGGGCATACTGCAGTCCAAACTATTGCAGGTAGCATGCGGCTTTATCTACACCGACGACAAGGGCGTGGTCCGGTTACCGGTGCAACCCCGGCTCGACAAGCTGCTGGAAATTATCGAGTGGACCGAGCGCAAGTTTATCGTCTTCGTCCCCTTCGTCCACGCCCTGGAGGGGGTGGCGCAGCACCTGATCAAGGCCGGCGAGGACATCGCCGTGGTGCACGGCGGTACCCCGGTTGGGCTTCGTAACAAGGTGTTCAGAACCTTTAGCGATTCGCCTAACTTACGAGGGATTGTTGCACACCCAGGCTGCATGGCGCACGGACTGACGTTGACCAGTGCCAACACCATCATCTGGTACTCGCCGACCAACAGTTTCGAGACTTACGAGCAAGCCAACGCCCGGATTGTGCGACCAGGGCAAACATCGAAGACGTTGATCGCCCACCTTGTCGGCACGTCGGTGGAACGTGCCGTGTATGCCAGACTACAAGACCGTAAATCTTTCCAAGGTTTGTTGTTGTCTTTGTTTCACCAGCAACATTGACAAGTAAGGTCAGCTTACGCTACTTATCGGATGGGTGCAGGCTTTCTTACTTGGGCCTGCGTTCCATCCGAGAGTAACTTAAGCGGCGCACCTGTGCGCCGCGCTTTTTCTCGGAGGAAACCAATGACCCCAGCAGACATGACCCGCAAGTATCTGCAACTACGTACCCGTATTAAGGAGGTCGAAGACAAGCACAAGGAGGAACTTGCGCCATACATGGACGTCAAATTCCAGCTCGAAACTTTACTGCTCGATCACCTCAACACCAACGGACTCGACTCGGTAAAGTGCCCTAACGGCACTGCGTTCAAGTCCACGGTAACCTCGGTGTCCGTCAGGGACTGGGCGTCCACATTAGAATTCATCCAAGACCACCAGCTATGGGACCTGCTTGAGGCACGGGTCGCCAAGACGGCAGCACTCGATATCGTCAACGAACGCAAAGCCCCGATACCCGGCGTCGAAATTTCTCAAGCGACGGTGTTGCGGGTCCGCACGTCTTAGGTCTATGCTCTGCCCTGCACCCTATAATATCGGGTCGCGAAGGGAAATCACCATACATCAAAACGGAGAACCAAAGTGGCTAATTCACTGACATCCTTCGACCGTGGCCGTCCGTCTACCCTGGCCCGCAGCCGTCTGACCGGAGGCGGCATGCTCGCCGCCGCACGACAGGGCCTCGTTCCGACTTTCGCCGTCGTGACCTACAAGGGGCGCAATTTTCGTATTAAGTACCGCACCGAAGAAACCATGCTACGCGACGAGAAGAAGCGCCCGGCTACCAGCATCGACGTAGTAATCGTAGGCATCAGCCCGAACATCTCGCGCCAGTATTTCGCCCGTGCTTACACCGAGGGCGATACCGACGGGCCGGATTGCTTTTCGATCAACGGCATTACTCCCGACGTGGGGGTGCCGCACAAGCAAAGCGCGGTCTGCTCGACGTGCCAGTGGTCGCAGTGGGGGTCGAAGATCACCGACGCCGGCAAGCGCGCCAAGGCGTGCCAGGAGACACGCCGGATCGCCGTGGTGCCGCTGGGCGACATCCAGAATGAGATGATGGGTGGGCCAATGATGCTGCGCATCCCGCCAATGTCGCTGAACAACCTCTCGAACTACTCGGATTTTCTGGCATCCAAAGGCGCCAGCTTCGAGACGGTGGCTACCCGCATTGGCTTCGACGAGAACGTCGCCTACCCGCGCTTTTCATTCGAGGTCATCGACTGGCTCGACGACGAGCAGCAGCTGCTCACCACTGGCGAACACGGTGACGGCGGCATGTGCGCCCATCCCCTCATCGAGAGGATGCTGTCGGACGGCAGCGGTACTACGGCAGCACCGGCTACCGTAGTCGAACAGCCGACACAGCGCCGTTTGTCCGACCCCCGGCCGGCACAAGAACCGGTACAGGAGCCGGAAGAGGACGACGACTTCGCCGAAGAAGACGAAGAGGAAGCGCCGCCGCCACCAAAGGCAGCGGCGCCACAAACTCTCGACACCGCTAAGCCGGGGACCGCTACGCGCGGTCGCCCACGCAAGACCGCCAATGGTAACGGGGTGATCAAGCCGACAGCCCTGCCGGTGTCGGCGCCTGCGTCATTGGAAGCCGACATCGAGAGCGCCCTCGACAATCTGCTCGGTGAATAACGTGAGCAAACGGCTGTCGGCAATACAAGAGGTCATGTTCAAAGAGATGTGGCTGAACGGTGTGCCGATGAACAAAATTGCCGACGCCACCGGGCTATCGCTGAACACGATCTCCGGCCACGCGCAGCGACGTGGTCTGCCACGCCACGGTAAGCCAGACAACTATCTGCGAGTGCGCTGGCTGAAGCTGATGCCGGAACTAAAGGCGGCAGTAAAACGCGATGTCGTGGAGATCGTAAGGCAATAACATGGATGCGTCCGAGTTTCTGACACGAATTGTCGCACCGGGCGCATTCTATGCCTTTGCCTTTAGACGTATAGGTAGTGAAAAACTAGGTCACCGGTTTTACCCGCAGTCGGCTCTGCCGGCTGCGGTGGACTGGATGAAGCACATGGCCAACGAGGCCGACGTGTGGTATGCCGTCGCCTCGTTCAAAGGTCAGCGACGGCGGCAGGACAGCGCCGAGAATTTAAAATGTTTCTGGTACGATGCGGACATCTCCCGTCAGGGAGACGGCAAGGCTCCCGGTGCTGTTTATAAAGACATTCAGGAATTAGTCGGATGGCTTCTATCGGTTAAGGCCAGTTTGGCTTTGCCAAACTTATGGATATCTTCCGGATATGGGGTGCACCTTTATTGGGTGCTCGACGATGCCATTCCCGCCAAAGAGTGGGTGGAACACGCCAAGAGATTTCGCAATTTATTAAGTTCACTGGGAGCGCGTGGCGACATAGGCATTTCGGCCGACAGTGCTCGCATCCTGCGAGCACCCGAGACATTTAATTATAAGGTTCCCGACGACCGCAAGCCGGTCAGAAATATCACACCCGTCAAGCTGGCCTTGCCAGCTTGCTATGAGACGGCAAAATTTCTCTCCCGTTTAGGTTCTACTACGGTAGTAAAACTTAGCCAGCGCCCAGCAGGTAAACCAGCCAGCACATCCGGTCTACTGGCAGCAGCTAAAGCAAACATATCGCGTCCGCCGCCGGCCGACTTTGCAAGCATTACCGCGCAGTGCTTGCAGGTACAGAAAACCCTAGCCGAAGGCGGCGAGCACGATCCCTACTCGCTGTGGCATCTATTATCCAATCTCGCATATTTCTGCGACGACCGCGACGCGGCACACGCGATTGCGTGTAAGCACGCGACCTACAGCGAGGACGACACCGACAGCAAGCTGGCGCTGACCGAGAAGGAACACCGCGACAAGAGTTCGTTCGGCGCACCGTCGTGCGAGAGCATCGACAACGCCCGCAAAGGCGTGTGCGATAACTGCCCACATTTCGGTACGATCAAAGGGCCGTACTCGCTGGGGTTCAATACCATCCTGCCGTTCGGTTATAATCAGGCCGAAGGCAGCCTGATGCACGACGACAAGAAACTGCTCAACGGCATAGTCGATAATCCACAGCTGTATCATTTAGGCTATGGCACCCACCGCCTTACCTTTAATTACATTGAACCGGGGGTTCGGACGCCCTGGCATATTGCGGTGAACGAGATCGAAGTTGGCTCTACCGTAAAAGAATCTATCAAAAGTTTTGTATCCCAGGGAATCTCCCTGGCTCGAGGTCAAGCGTTACCATTCGCGGATTTTATCATGGCATGGATAAAGGAACTGCGCGCTGCCCTAAAGGTCATCGACGCGTCGGCGCCTTCGTTTGGTTGGGTCTATAACGACGAGACCAAAGAATACACGGGTCTCAGTATAGCTGGCACATTATATCGTGCCGACGGAACGGAGATATTATCTCACCCCGGCGACCCGACGATCCACAAAAACTACCAGCCGCGCGGCGATGCAAACATATGGCGCACGGCAGCGGAGTTCGTCGTCGGTAACAAACCCGAGCTGCAGACGATGGTCGCCGCCTCGTTCGCCGCGCCTCTCATGCAGTTTGTCGGCGAGAGCGGTATCCTGTCGGTGTGGTCCAGTAAATCCGGTGCACGAAAAACATCGGCGTTCCGAGCCGGAACAGCCGTGTGGTGCAACCCTATCACCGGCATGAGCGCCATCAGGGACACGACCAACTCGGTCCAACAATCGTTGGGCGAGACTAAAATAATGCCGGTGTTCTGGGACGAGATCCACACCGCCTCCAAAGATCAGATCGCCCTGATGGTCGAGATGATGTTTAACATCACCCAGGGGCGTGGGCGGGCGCGACTGGACCAGCGCATGGAGCAGCGCAGCGTAGGGTATTGGCGCACTCTGATGATCCTCAGTAGTAATAAACCAGCCGCCGAGAGCATCGAGCAGGATCGAGCACACACCAACGCCGGCTTGTTGCGGGTGTTCGAATATGCCCTTGAGCCGCTACCCGGTGCCGACCAGGATGCTTCGTCTATCGTACAGACAGTGGAGAAAAACTACGGCCACGTCGGGCAGACATTCGCACGCTGGCTGGCGACGAATGTCCCCGAGGTCGAGGCCACCATCAAGGCAGTGCGAGGTAAGCTCTACAAGGAGATACCGGACATCAAGCCCGACGAGCGTTTTCATGTCGCGGTGATCACCGGCGTCGTCAGCGGGGCGGTGTTGGCCCACAAGCTAAATCTGATAACACTGGATATACCGGGCATATACAAATTTATGAAAGGCGTTTTGTATAGCCAGCGACAGGTTCAGCAGGCCGAAAATACTACTAGTAATGATACTAAGTTCGAGCGGTTCATCGCCGACCACACCGACGACCTGCTCGTCACCCAGAGTTTCAGCCCGCGCGGCGCTCGCCCTAAGTCGGGCATACACACCGACCGGGTCAAGATCGTCAAGCAACCGTCGGTAAAATCCTCGCGGGCGCTGATCCACATCGGCCTCGACGAGCGCGAGATGCGGTTCGACTACAAGGCTTTCAAGGATTGGTGCTTCCGAAACCACGAAACCCGGACCGCCATACTCGACTACATAGAGACGGTCTGGGGCGGGAAGAAAACCCGTGCGGTCCTGGCCATCGGCACCGAGTGGTCGTCGGGCGCGATGGTGCACTACGTCAGATTGGATTTGAACCCTTCTAATCTACAACACCATTTGAACTGGGGCACACCGGCACCCGCTACTAACATCGTGCCGTTTCCGCCAGCTGCAGCCGAATAGTTACTTTCCTTTAGCTGCCCGAAGTCCTTTCGCTGTAGTCTTGCTGCCTTGCTTGAGGCCGATCTTGTTCAATGTCCCGTATATGGCTCCTTTATTGGAGCCGTATTCTTTCTTCAGCTTATCCTCGACATCTGCCACTGCCGTTAGTTTACCAGACTTTGTGTATCTAGGCATCGACAGCCTCCCGGTGAGTGAATACTCCCGGCTCTTCCGGGTCCTCGACAGGCTTGCACCAGCAGTCGGTATAGGGGATGTGCGGCACCTGTCGGAAGGCAGGATGAATCGGAGCTGAGTCATTGTTACAAGCCGAACCTGCGGCGTCGCAGCACGATGCTATGCCGCTACCCTGGCATTCCCCGCATGGAATGACCATGCCGGCGAAAAGCGACATGCCTTCGCCGTCGCAGTCCGGGCACCTCATCGTATCCCCGGCACGAACAGAAAGATGCCGAGGAGCAATACACAGATCCAAGCGATCCACGGCCTGCCTATCGCCGCGTAGGGTGCAGCCGGCGGTGTTAAAGAAATAAACCAGAGAAACATCGCCACTACAAACAAGATCATTATTATCATGGTGATATACTCCAGTAGTAGAGCGCACCCAACGACGCACAGAAAATAAATATCCAGAACGTCAGCCCGAGATTGCTCATCGACGAGGGCGGCAGGGTGACGCTGCCGCCAGCCACCAGCCTGTCGATCTTATGGCAACTTCCCATAGCTTGCCTTACTACCGCCCTTGAGGCGATGGAAGTTCCGTGGGTCTAACTCAAACGCGAGCATACGAGCCTCGAGTTCCCGACAGTACGCTTCGTTCTGCGTCTTGTCCCGCTCGTCCATGTCGAACAGATCGGGCGGCGCCGGTAGGTCATCCCTTACTACCGTAGTAAACTTGGTCTTCATTGGCTGAACCGGGTCAAGTCGCGCATCGCCCGGATGTCGGTCTTCGGCACGTTCATACCGGCAAACGGCTGGGCGTTAGCCCTGGCTTGCTCTGTTATCCGACTGCGGATCATCTGGCTGGTGATCCTTTCGTTAGGCGGCGCGCTCGCATTATACCGGACAATCTCCATCATCACCTTGCCCCGGTCCGCCGGTGCAGTCTGAACCAACCGATTGGTCAGAGAGGTCTTAACCTCCTTCTCGGTGTGCTGCGACAGGTCGATGGCGGCACGTGCCTCGCGCGGCGTGCTGGCTGCCGACGGGATAAACCCTGCCGCCTTGAGGGCAAGATCGCCATAGGAGAATGAACTGGCCGGCGCAATAAGCTGACCCTTGCCGGTCTTCAACCCCTCGGTGCCCCAGATGTAAGCCTCCCACGGGTCGCGGATGACACGGGGCGCGAACTTAGCCAAGGTCTCCTGGCGCACGTCG